AGATCCGCAGCAGTATATCTGGTCATGTTCATTATAGTAGCTCCTTTTTAAAGCGAGTTTGTGTTGTGTGGACCCTTATGGCATCCATAGTATATATTATCATAAAGCATAAAAAAGAGGGTAGTGAAACCCTCACTTTTTATTACGGGTATTACGTCGTGAAAACTAACAAGAGTTTTACGCATTGAATACCAACTGATTTTTATGAGTATTAGTCCCTGAAAACTGATAAAAGTTTTAACAGGTGAATACTAACTAAAAGATTTGAAGATGGTTGAGTATTCGTTTGTGAATACTAACAAGAGTATTAACCCCTGAATACTAACGAAGACCATCCTCAACAATCATCTCTCGCAACACATACCAAATCTCTTGTGTTTTTTTATCCACTATAGACCTTTCCTCTTTAAAGAAATTATACTCAGTATCATCAGCACCAATAGACAAAGACTTTCCTTTAAAATTAGAAATTCCTGGTCTCATATGCTGCTTATAATTAGATGATGCTACTCCTTGCTTTTCATGGAATGGTTTGCATCCAAAATAATTTTCTTTACACCACTTCCAAAGGACATTCATTTTTTTGCCTTCATACTTATGCCCAGGAGGAAATCCTCTCTTACGGAGTTCTCCATTGGGACGAAGAATAGATGCTACTACAGTATAAAGACGACTTTCTGACTTAATAGCGTTCAGTTGCCCATTTTTAGTCTTACTATATTGAAGACCAACGGCATTCATCAACTCTTCTCCAGTAAACATAGAATTGGAGTCTAAATCAAAAATACCGTCTCCCATCAAACGATTAGCAAGTTCATGCTTTTGGTTTTTGATAAACTGAGTTACTGCATCATCGTTACCATAATCATAATAATCATCAAAACCATAACCTTGCGTTCTGGCAATATTAAGATCTAGATTGCATTCTTTTATAAAATTAAACTTATGTTGATTTTTTTCTTGATATTGTTCTTGGGTAACTGGATTAAACTTTTTAAGCCTTTTAAATGCCTCTTTGTCTCTTTTGAGAAATTTAGCAATTGAACGAATATCAGCCTCATCGGTAGACATTCCATATTCTTTCATAAAAACTTTGTTGCTTTTACGATGCTCTGGATTGTATCCCGCAAGCTTCCTTACAACCGGCGTTTTCTTTTGTGGAAATAGAAGTATTGTAATTTGACGTTCTTCTGCATTCTTATACAGTGTATCCAATTCATCGATAAAAAATGCATGAGCAAGACTCAATCCACCCTCCACTCTCTGACGAAGATGAGCATCTTCAATTACAATAACATCTCCACTTTCAATCCCATCAATGTCAAGATTAACCAGACTTTCTTGAGGTAGTTTCAAATAAGCAATATCTCTATTGCTATCATAGATGTGAACTTTTCCTTGTCCAACATCTGCCGTAAACAAATTCATTTTTTCAATTAGATAGGGTATACATTTAATTAATACTGAAAACCAACTGGGGTTTTATTTTCTTCGGTAAGTATTATGCAGTGAATACTTACAAGAGTATTACAATCTGAATACTGATTGACCCGAAGACTGATATTATAGCATAAAAAAAGAGAGTTGACAACTCTCTTTTAAAATCAATCTTCCTCTTCTACTTTTTTCTTTTTAGACCCAATATTGTATTTTGTTTCCAAAATCCAGTCTTGCTTATCTTTATATGCAAGCACTTTAATTTGATTCAATGGTGCAATATCAAGGATTTTATCAGTATTAACAATTTCAATTAGACCCCAATCTGCAAGAAGTTGTGCAATACGATTCCTTCTTTGGACATCATTTACAGTAAGATTTGCATATTTACCATCCAATGCAAACAATTCCTTAAAATGAACAAGATAATATCTACCTTGCTTATGAAGAATATGGCAGGATTGATAGATTTTCTTTTCCTTTCTAGATGCAACTCCGATACGTGTCAAAGTTTCACGAACTTTCAAGAAGTCATCAGGTTCGTTAAGAACCACTTCCACCATTTGTTCTGGTGACCATTTAACTTCTGGTTCTTTTACTACGCTCATTTTTTTCCTCCAACATCAAATTTTGATTTAATAAAGTTAATTTGTTCTTGTGTAAGAATTTTCAAAGCTTGTTTTGCCTTCTCATTACTATAACCATAATAACGTTTGACATAATCAAGTTCTTTGATTTTATCTTGTCGGATCCAGGGAGAAAATCTCTTCTTTTTCCTCACAATATTTATAAGAAAATCATATTGAAGTTTTTTTGGTAGAAAACTATACATGTTTAGTTCATTAACAAACATGATAGTATCAATATGACCAGAAAGACATCTATTAATAATGTATGGAGGATACTCTTTTTCAATTGAAGGATCTTCATCCATCAAGTTCTTTTTAGTAACGTTGATGGAATTCAACCAATCTTTAAGTTCAATCATAAAATTTTACCAGATAGTTCATAATTAAAAAGCAAAAGTTCTTTTCTACTTTTTTGTTCTCTCATATATTCACCAACAGATCTCATCGTATATGTGAGATCAAATTCTCCAACATTCCATCCAGTAAAACGATCTTTTACCAATTGATCAGAATTATAACTAATCAATTGATCCATCTCACATGCAGAACAATCAATTGCAAATTTATCATGGTCAAAAGTTTTATGCATAGATCCTTTATTTCCATAAAGATTATCTTTAATATCATATGGAGGATCAAGATAGAGGAATGATTGCATATTACCGTCCATCAAATAATCGTATGAGTAATTTGTAATCTTCCAATTCTTAATAATATCCGAATACAAATCTAGTTTTTCAATTCCCCTCATGGAAAAATTATTATCAGATGCCTGAGGAGAAAATGATGATGATTCAGTAAGTCCACTAAAAGAGCATTTATTTACAATATAAAAACTTACTGCACGCTGTAAAGAATCTGTAAATTTAGATTGATGCGAAAGATACTCTTTTGATTCTAAAAATAAAACTTTTGCCTTAGTTGGATCATTATATTTTGATTTCAAATCCGATAGTTTACTTTTAAGATCGGGACCAAAAATCTGAAGTTGTTGCCAGAAATTCACCAGTGGTTCATAAAGATCATTTACCCATATTTGTAAATGAGGATACTTCTTGGTAATATGAATTGCAACACTTCCGCCACCAAGAAATGGTTCACGAAATTCTTGATATTCCCTAAGGTCTGGGAAATATACATCCATTTTTTTACATGCCCTAGACTTTCCTCCAGGATAGCGCAATGGTGTTTTTAATTGCTTAAGTGGATCAGTCACAAAATTGCCTCAATGGAGTTTAAAAGATTGGTTGCGTCAATGTTTTTTTCTTTTGGTTCTACATTGCTTGCCAAGATTTTATAATCACCTTTTTCCAATTTGAATGTTGCTCCAGCACCATCACATTCTGTCCTGGAGTAAACAGTATCCCAATCAGTATATCCAATGGTCATGGTTTTAGTATCTACCAGAAGCATATACTCAAAAGTTTTTTTAATATCTTCTTTTTGCAGAATCGTAGACTTTTTCTTTCCAGGACGCTTATTAATAAGAACCACCCTCTTACAAGATTGATTCTTATTAAAAAGTCCAAGTGATCCTTTCATTTCGTAACAAATACCTGAAGAATCTACAAAATCTTTACCGTCCTCATAGTCACCAACATATGTAAGTTGATCACCAGACCATTTTGCAAAAGACTTTTCCTGAAGATAAGTTCGAAAAGTCTTAAATGCATTAGACTTCATTTGTTTTGTATTAGTTGCTTCTACACAACCAAAAAATTCATTCAAGTTAACTTTGTTAATATCAATCATTTAAAATTCACCAATTACAAAATTTTATTTAAAGTTACATTCAACCATAATCTCAGTCAATGCTGCCAAAAGATTTATTTCTTGGTCTGCAACAAATGCGATCTGATACTGATACTTAGCAACAATGAGGACAGCAGCAGGAATGCTATTGTTTTCAAGGGATGTAGTAAGAGCATCATAAACACGCCTAAGAAGTATCCCAGAATCATTATCCAAATTATTGACGACCCACTTACGAACTTCAGTAAAGTTCCTTTCTTTAAGACTTTTAATGAGATCATTTACGGAAATATCAGAAAAAGATGCAAGAATTCCAGAATCAATTCTACCACCAGTAGAATATCTTTGAATTTCGTTTAGAACACGTCTAAAATCGGGGAAATGCTTGGATACTAGTTCAGCAAGGACTTTTTCATCATACTCAATCTTTTCCTTATTGCAGATAGATTGCAACCTATGAAAGAAATTCCCGGCAAGTTGAGATTTTTGTTTTCCTTTGACCGTGAAGTCAATGACTGCACATCTAGAATGGAGAGGTTCAATAATTTTGTTTTTGTAGTTGCAGGTAAAGATGAACCTGCAGTTGTTATAAAACGTCTCAATATTTGCCCGTAGGAGGAGTTGTACGTCGTTCCCTGTGTTATCTGC